TGGTTAACATACTCTCTTCACTCCCTTGTGAATAGTCTAAAAAATCTGAGTTATAAAAAAACCAAATGAAGATCGAAAAAATACCAACCGAGAAGCTCATTCCCTACGCTCGAAATGCAAAAAAGCATGACGCCGCGCAGGTTTCAAAACTCGCCGGATCCATCCGCGAGTTTGGCTTCAACAACCCGGTGCTGATCGACAAAGACAACGGCATCATCGCCGGTCACGGTCGCGTGATGGCTGCGCAAAAGTTGGATCTAAAGGAGGTTCCTTGCATCCGGCTCGATCATCTTACGGACACCCAGCGCCGAGCCTACATCTTAGCCGACAACCGACTTTCAGAAATTGGCGGTGGATGGGATGAGGAAATGTTAAAGAATGAACTAACGTCGTTGCTGGGTGATGGCGTTGATATTGCTGGGCTTGGATGGGATGACGGATGGAGTGAAGAGGAGGAAAAGGAGAATGAAATTTCGGAAAAGATTTTCGAGCAGTCTGTGCAACTTGATCCAGCAAAGGAGTTCATTGTAATTATTTGCGAACCGAGTGAATACGAGGAAGCAAAAAGCATTCTTGATTTGAAGCAGGTTCGTCGTGGTGGTTACAAAGAAGGAAGCGCATTTGATGCCGTGTCATTTGAACGCGCTATAACATTCAACAGATTAAAACATGCAATTCGCAATACCAAGTAAAGGCCGCGCTGGAAGAACGAAGACGCAGGGAGTCTTAAGCAATGCCGTTTTTTATGTGCCAGAGAATGAGTCGGAGGCATATAAAAAAGCAATGCCGAGATCGCAGGTTGTTGCTGTCCCGTTGGAAGTTAAAGGCATCACGCAAACAAGGAATTTCATTTTGAGAGAGGCGAAGGATCGCTGGATCGTAATGGTGGACGATGATATAAAAACGCAGGGATGGGTGCAAATGCTAGAGAATAGGACAAAGCACAGAAAATTAAAACAGGAAGATTGGGAGAAAATTTGCATAAGATTGTTTGAAGCAACGGAGGATTTAGGGTGGAAGATTTGGGGGGTAGCAACACAGAATGCGGCAAGAAGCGTTTACCCATACAAGCCGATATTGTCTAGGAGTTACATCACGGCTTCATTTATGGGGATCGTGAACGATGGGACTTATCCGTTTGATGAATCTTTTCCCGTAAAAGAAGATTACGAAATTGGACTGAGACATATAAAAAATTTTGGCGGAGTAATGGCCGCGAGATTTTGTTACTGGGAAAACAGCCATTGGACTGATGACGGAGGGTGCAAGGATTATCGAAGTGGTAAAATGGAATTGGATTGCATAAATAAGTTGGTCAAAAAATATCCCGGAATGATTAGGAAAATCACTAGGGGCGGATCGAGTTACTCAATCAGCTTGGAGTTTTAATGTCGCGTCAAACTAAAGAACACCCAAAACCAGAGCACGACCTCCAAGGCAAGATCCGCGAAGCCGAGTTTAAGAACATCCTTCAAAAACTGAAGGATGGGAAGACGCTAACGGCGCGAGAGTCTAAGATCGCTTCCGAGTTTGCCGCGCAGCGGGACGGGAAGAACAAGCCGCTGACGCAACAGGAAGTTGCGCGGGCTTGGGGGATGACCCAGCCTAACGTGCATAAGATGGTGAAGGCGGGGATGCCGCTGACCAGCATCGAGGCCGCAGAGGAATGGAGGAAAGAATGGCTGAAAACCCACGGGCGGGGAGACACCGCACCGGAGAGCATACAGGAAGCGAAGCTCAGGAAGACTTTGCTAGAATGCGAGAAGATCGAATTTTCGCTTTCGGTTGATCGTGACGAATATGTAAAGCGAACCGAGATCCGCGAAGCCGGTATCCGTATCGGCGCTATCTTTTCGGCCAAGCTCGCGGCATTGGTCAACGATGCGTCGGGCGCATTGGCAGGACTCGACGAAGCGAGCTTGCGGAAGAAACTGCATGAGCGCACGCAGGCTATCCTAGCCGAGATCCGCAACGAACTTGAGAAGGTATAAATTATGACATACGAAACACGCACAACAAAAATGATAGTCGGAGTAAAGGGAGAACAGATATTTGATGAAAGCATAACCGAGATCGAGATCGTCGACGAGGCCGGTGGTGAATTTTTGGAGATCAGCCAAGACGAACAAAAGCTACGCTTCGACGCAGAAGAATGGCCGCACGTCCGCGACGCCATCGAGAAGATGTTTAAGTTGTGCCGGAATTACGACTAGTTCAAAGTAGACTTGACCTATGACGAAAAAAGAACTCTGGAAAATTTACTCAAAACGCAATCCTTCATTTGACGGTGAAGGAATGATAACGTTGTCCGCCGCTGGGCTTCGCAAGATGTTTGAAACTACATGGGAAGTCGCCATGTATGACGGAGAAGAGGAGCCTATTTCTAAACAGCCGCCGTCTGGGAATCTCGACGCGCTCAAGCAAATTTTTGGAATGCGATGATAATCTCAATCATTGTCGCAATTTTATTGGTCGTCCTTTTTATTTGGGACGCTAGGAAAGATATCGAATGAACCCACTAGCCCACGGCATCCGCGACGGCATCAAGCTGGCATTCGACGGAACGATACTGGACTGGGCATCCGACCACGTCAGCTTTCCAAACTCCGACCGTGCTTCACGCTTCGACCCTTCGGTGGCGCCGTGGCTCAATGCGCCGCTGTTGGCCGCAAGCGACGACGAAACGACGCAGGTCTTTCTTCGCGCTCCGACTGGGGGCGGGAAGACTACGATGATGGAAACGCTCGCTTGTTTCATCGTTGCACAGAAGCCTGGGCCTACTTTGTTCGTCGGTCAGACTGACGACATGGTGAAGGACTGGACAGAGTCGCGCTTGTTGCCGATCTTCAACGAATGCCAGCCGGTCAAAGACCTGTTCCCAGAAGACCGGCACGCCTTGCGCAAGACAACGATCCTATTTCCGCATATGGTATTGTTCGCAGGCGGAGCGAACATGACCAACTTGCAAGAAAAATCCATGCGTTACTGCATTGGGGATGAGGTATGGAGGTGGAAAAGCGGGATGATAAAAGAGTTGAAAGCTCGTCACCATGACAGATGGAACCGCAAGACGCTTCTCGTCTCGCAAGGATGGGACGCAGGACACGAAGCGGACGCCGAATGGGACAGCGGAACGCGGGAAGTCTGGGGTTGGACGTGTTCCCATTGTGGGAACTGGCAGAGATATCTGTTCGACCAGATCGAATATGCTTCCGAACGTGACGAGAAGGGCGGCATTCTGTGGGATAAAGTGCAGGATTCCGTTCGGATGAAGTGTGAGCATTGCGAAACGCGATACAAAGACGACGCATCGACTCGACGAAACCTTGCAAATTCTGCAACGTATCGTGCACTCAACCCGCATCCAGTTCGCGGTCACAGGAGCTTCGAGTATCCGGCTTACGCAGTCTGGTGGATACCGTGGTTTTCTATCGTCAAGGAATGGATCGAAGCCAACGAGGCCAAGTCATCCGGCAACCTGGAGCCGCTAAAACAATTTATTCAAAAGCGCAAGGCACAGACTTGGCAGGACGAAGTAACGAGCGATCTGCCGGAGATCACTACCGGCGACTACGCCAAGGCTGAATATCTCGAAGGCCAGAAGATCGACGGAGAGCATCGGCGATTTATGTGCGTGGACAAGCAACGCGATCACTTTTGGGCCGTCGTCCGCGCCTTCCGAGTGGACGGCTCGTCCATGTTGTTGCACGAGTCAAGGCCGCTGACTTGGGAGACGCTCGACGCTATTCAACATCAGTTCGATATCATGCCTAGGTGTGTTGTTGTGGATGCTGGCTACGACACTCCGCTCGTTTACGAACAATGTGCTAGGCGTGGGTGGACGGCATCGCACGGTTCGGGACAGGATGGCTTTTATCATATCGACAACGGCAGGCGCACTCGGCGCTTCGTTTCCAAGATCGAAGGAGCGCAGGCGGGAAGCGATGGACTCAAATGCGCGTATTTCTTTTTCTCCAACGAAGGCATCAAGGATAAGTTGGCTTCGCTTCGCCAGGCTGACGCCACGCCAAAGTGGGAAGTTGCGCGGGACGTTTCCGAGGACTATCGCAAGCAGATGTTGAGCGAGATGAAGAAAGATGTAACGAACTCCAAGACCAAACAGGTCGAGCAAAGATGGGTGCGCATCGGCGGACGCCCGAACCATCTTTGGGATTGCGAGTGTATCGCGCTCGCGTCCGCTATGCTCGCGGGGGTTTTGCCGATAGGCGCGGAGAGTTAGTTTTGACACAAGGAACATTTAAATGGCGATGAACAAATCATTCTTCGGTCTGCCGCTTGCAACTCTGCAAGAATTGCAGGGCGACTTTACGGCTTGCTTGAAGGCAATAGCCGTTGCCGGCGCGTCGTATAGCATCGCGGGGCGCTCGTTTACTCGCGCTAATCTTGCCGAGGTCGCGCAAACGATCAAGGAACTGCAAGCCGCTATTGACAACGCTAGCGGATCGCGTATAAGGAAGTTCACGCCGACGTTCCCAACCCAGCGCCCATAAATGCAAGACCTAATTACAAAAGCACTCTCGTTCGTTGCACCAAGGGCCGCATTGGATCGCATGGTCAACCAAGCGAAGCTCCGCAACTTCGGGCGCTTCGACTCAGCATTGACGAGCGAAAAGCGCGGGATCTCGCGCGGGGTGTCCGGCGGTGAAGACACGGCAGGAACACGGGAAAGACTTTCGCTCATCCGAGCCGCTCGCGATCTCGCCGACAACTTTCCGCCCGTCCGCTCTCTCCTTCTCAAATTTGCGACCTACGTTTCGGGACGCATCGCATACCAAGCCCGAACCGGCGATCATGATGTTGATACGAAGATTGAAAAGTATTGGCAGAAATGGTGCAACGAGTGCGACTTTCTAGGCCGCCACAATTTCACAACGCTTTTGCAGCTTGCCGTAACGGCTATTCTGCGCGATGGTGACTGTGGATTTATTATCGTCCGCGACGGCGAAGACCTAAAGCTGCAAAGCGTCGAAGCCGACCGCATCGGATCTCCTTATGACAGAACGGATACCGACAAATACATTGGCGGCATTAACGTAGACGACTATGGAAGACCCGTTTCATACACTATTTTCACGCGCACTATCAACAACCAGTATATTTCTCCTGTTGATATTGTTGCAAAAGAGTTTATCCACCTTTTCGACGCAGCGCGACTTGACGAATATCGTGGGCGGAGTGCTTTCGCTACTGCGCTAAACGCAACTCGCGACCTGCAAGAAGCGATCAAGGCCGAAGTGCAGGCGATCAAATACGCTTCGTATCAAAGCGGCGTTATCACCACCGAGAGCGGAGCCGCCGACGCTGGCGACTACTTCGCCAGGGGAAACTCAAACGATCAAGGCCAAGTTGCACGCTTGCAGTCTCTCGACCCTGGCACGGTCAACTATCTCGGATCGGGAGAAAAGATGGAGATGTTCAAGAGCGACCGTCCGACGGGCGCGTTCGGAGAATTTATCCGACTCATTCAAGCCCATATCTGCATGGCAGTTGGCCTGCCCTACGGATTCGCCTTCGACGCCGATAAGAGCGGGCCTATGGCACGCATGGAAGCGGCAATGGCAGAGCGCACATTCTTGCGGTGGCGTGGGTTGCTGGAAGGGAAATTCCTAGACAGGATAAAAAATATTATCTTGCTCGACGCCGCCGCACGCGGACTCATTCCAGATTCCGAATACTTGCTCGATGGCCGCTGGTGCTGGCCCGCCAAGGTTAGCATTGACTACGGACGCGAAGCCAATGCCGACATCAATTTGTGGAAGGCAGGACTGAAGACAGCCGGACAAATTTACTCCGACATGGGCGAAGACTACGAAGAAGCACTTCGCGCACGGGCCAAAGAAGCGAACATGATCAAAGAACTCGGTCAAGAGTTCGATATCCAACCTTCACGCATTTCTGATTCTGTTCCGGCCAGCGCGAACGATTCAGAGCAAAAGCCTGTTCCGCTAATTGAAAGCATTGGAGCAAACGGAACCTTTGCAGTTTCAACGATTCTTACTCAACTCGCTTCGGGCGGATTGTCCGCTGAGCAAGTATCCGTAATTCTTCGCGTTGTCTTCGGAATGGATGAAGTGAGCGCCGCCGAATTAGTTAAATCTCAATCTCCGCAAAGTGAAGTTCAAGCTACAGAGCAACTTTCCGAACTCGCAGACGAGAACAAGCCAAGCAAAGGCATGGTTGAAGAGGCGCTCAAGGGCTTGAAGTGGCGCGAAGAATACAACCGAGGCGGAACCGCCGTAGGCGTTGCACGCGCTCGCGACATTTCTAACGGCAAGAACTTGTCGGACGACACCGTTAAAAGAATGCACTCGTTTTTTTCACGTCACGAGGTTGATAAAAAGGGACAGGGTTTTCAACAAGGCGAAGACGGCTTCCCATCCGCTGGCCGCATTGCATGGGCATTGTGGGGCGGAGACGCTGGCCAGACTTGGGCCGCAGCGAAAACTAAATCAATGGCCGCAAAGGAAGCCGCATCAAAGCAAAAGGAAATGAAATTTTCGCGGGATCAACACGGCAGATTCAACGGCGTTAATTTGATTTCCGAAATGGTTATGCCAACGCCATCTATCGGCGAGTCGCAACCTGACTTTGTTTCCCGCTGTATGGGAGATGACCTAATGATTTCAGAATACCCCGAAACCGCACAACGCGCAGCCGTCTGCCAAGCACAAGCAAAATGATAACACAAGGAATCGCACTCTCAGCCAAGCAAGCCTTTTTGATAGGGCTGCACCAACCGAACGATCAATACAAAATCGCGCTATACAGAACGGATGCGAAGATCGGGCCGGAGCTTCAGAAGTACACGCCAAACGGCGAGATCAGCGGAAACGGATATGAAGCCGGTGGCATAAAGCTATCGGGATTCAAGACAGGCGTCGCAGGGAAATCCGCGTGGGTATCGTTCGATGATATTAAACTGAGCCGCGCATCATTCCAGGCTGCCGGAGCTGTTGTTTACAATGCGTCAAAAGATAATGCTGTTATGTGTGTGCTAGCCTTTGGAGGAGAGCGTGGCGTATTTGACGGCACGTTTGAACTCAAGTTTCCAAAACCAACCGAAACAAGCGCGTTGATATTGCTCGCATGATCGCGTCAAACATTCTGCAAAATGGCGTCGGCACTTTTTGCACGTTTACGCCACGCGAAAACCAACCGCCTGCTACAGCGTTTGCAACACTCGACACGCGAAACTCCATCGCTGTTTTAGATTTCGACGATACGACAATCGAGAACTCTGTTTTTCTAGATGTCATTCCTCAGTTCGCGATCCTTTCAAGCGGACTAAAGATACGCTTGATCTGGGCCGCGACAACTGCCACGACAGGAAATTGTGTTTGGCAAGTCGCATTGGAGCGAATGACTACCGATATAGACGCCGACTCGTTCGATACGGCGGCAAGCGCAACGGCAGCAACAAGCGGGACAAGCGGCATTCCGAATTATACCGAGATCACGCTTACGACAATCGATTCCGTTACCGCTGGCGATGCATTCCGTTTGAAAGTCACGCGCAACGCAACAAGTGCATCGGACACCATGACAGGAGATGCCGAACTCATCGCCGTCGAAATCAGGAGCGCGGCGTAATGGCTTACGATTTTAATGGGACGAGTCAGTCTCTGCAAACAGCAAGCGCACCAGCATCGGTGCTGCCAATAACTATGGCGTGTTGGTTTAATTTAACGTCTGCCACGGCAAGCCAAACGCTTTTGTCCATAGCTCACTCAAGCGGTGGCTTTGTTGGGCCGCGATTATTAGCAGAGGGGGCAGTGGTCGGTGACCCAATACGGGCAGATTACACCGTCAGCGGTTCTTCTGGTTTTGCCAGAACTACAAGCGGATATAGTGCGAACACTTGGCATCACGCTTGCGGAGTCTATACATCGGAAGTATCGCGCTCGGCATATTTGGACGGAGGAAGCAGCGCAACTGATATAACGAATGTTGTTGGAACATTGACGGTAAACGCATTGACGATTGCGGGGCGATTTAACAACGGCTCGATTGGCTTGCTTGCTTTCGGAAGAATCGCAGAAGTCGGCATCTGGAACGCCGCCCTCACCGCCGCCGAAATCTCCAGCCTCGCCAAAGGCATGACCTGCGACAAAATCCGCCCGCAGTCGCTCGTATTCTACGCTCCGCTCGTCCGAGACCTTAACGACCAAAAAGGCGGCATCGCCATCACAAACAACAACGGCGCAACCGTCGCCAACCATACAAGAGTCTATGCCTAATTATTACAATCGAACAAATCCTTCAGATCTTCGTGATTTGGCACAATCCTTGATCGACACTTGGGAAGAGACAAACAACCCAAAACTTCAAGAGTGGATTGCAGCCCCACCGAAGCCAGCGCCAAATGCAATTTGGGATAATGGTCAATGGGTAATTCCTCCACCGCCTTCGTGGACAGCAGAAGAATGGTTGAACAAGGAAGGATACAATTCGACCGGGCTTGTGACGCTTCTTGATTTGAGCGGGCAACTCATTTCAGCAGGCAAATCATCGCCAAAACTGACGGCAGTTAAAGGTTGGACGGATGGGATGATTGCAGCATATGCGGCAGATCAAGCGCCTCGAAGCGATTGGACAAATGCTCCATTTGGTTTTACAGAAACAACGCAAGAAGCAATCGCAATATTGAACTCTTAAAATATGGCAAACGAATTAAACACAGCGCAACCGGCAACAGGTCTAACGTTAACCGCTCAACTCTTTAAATCTGGGATCACGGTAGGCTCGGCGATAACTTGCGCGGAGATTGGGACAACTCGTTTCTATACTGGTAATATGCCAGCGATCACAGCGGGGACATATCAAGTCGCTTTTTATAATTCCACAACTCCTATTGCCAGCGGCTCGATTGCGTGGAACGGATCGACTGAGATTCTTGTGAATGATCTTTCAACCGCCACAACGGCAGGGACGGCAATAGCCGTAAGATCAGAGATTGGCGTGGAACTCGCACGCATTGATGTTGCAACTTCTAGTAGGCTTGCCAGCGCGTCATACACAACGCCACCAACTGCGGCAGCAAATGCAAGCGCCGTCAGAACCGAACTCACGCCAGAACTGACTGAGATCGGCGAGATACACGGGATACACGGCCTCGATATTGCAAACGCTCTAACCGTCACGCCAACTCAGCGATCATCCGGCGCAATTACGCAAGCGATCACCGGAGACGGCACTACGAATACGGTTGTAACTCGGATTTAAAAAATGATCGCATCCTTGCTCATTGCAACGCAAGGCTTGCTGGCAAGCCCGACGCCGCTATCAATCGGCGTGCAGGGGCTATTGGTGGTGCAGATCGCGCCTCCAATCTCGCCGACCGATCTACCTGGAGGCGGTGGCGGGGAGAGATTACGCAAGGACACCATTGTTAATGTTCGTGGGAACAAAACCCGAATCACTTGCCATGCTCCAAGTGTAGAAGTTTCCTCGTCATTTAAAATTGAAGGATGCCGAACAGGAATAAATCTCAGCGGAGTCGGTATTGATTGCTTTGCGATGGTGGAAGCAACAGGAACGCGCACGCATTTGTGCTCATCGAGGGTGAGGCAACGGATATCAACATCATTCGAGATCGTGGGATGCGCTCCAGATGACGAGGCGCAGATCATGGCCGTCGTTCAGTCCGCGCTTGAGCAACAGATTCTCGACGACATAGTGCATAGGTATTCCGACTAATTGACATCCGCGCCTTCGCATGGATGTCATCGAAGGCGTATCAATAATTTCAATAGGCGAAGCGAAAGGCCACGGGCTTTATGTTGACGAGCAGACTTTGATGGAGGTCAAAGAATGCGCGGAGTCATACAAGGGCGGCGTAAAGGTCAACCTCGACCACGGCGCAGGCATTAAAGACATCGTCGGCTTCGTAAACAATTTCCGCATCGTCGGATCGCAACTTCTCGGCGATCTCAACCTCCTGCAAACATCGCCCATGCACGATTACGTCTTGGAGATTTCAAGCAAACTCCCCGACACGTTCGGGATCAGCATCGCATTCAGCGGGCCGATCCGCGAAGTGGATGGAATGAGCTTCGCGAGTTGCGCGGAACTTTACAGCGCCGATCTCGTGCAAACACCCGCTGCAAATGCGACCGGCTTGTTCTCATTCACGGCCAAGCAAGTTGACAAATTTTTCAAACAAATGGAAGACGCACAAATCGAAATCGAACCAAAAGAGGACGAGATCAGCATCGCTGACATCGTTTCTCGTCTCGCCGCTCTTGAAACCGCTTTTGGCGACTACAAGAACAAAATGGAAATGCCAGCCGCAGAGCCAGCCGCAGAGCCAATGAAAGAAGAGATGGCCGCTGAACTCAGCGCAATTTCCAAGCTCGAAGCCAAGCTCGACACGATCATCAGCAACTTCGGAGCCGCCCCAGTTAAGGCTTCGGTAGTCGCAGAAGAAAAAGCCGAAGAGAAATTCGACTTGAAAGCGATCATCACCCAGAAGACCGAAGAACTCGGCAGCCGCACCGAAGCAATTCGATTCGCAATGCGTAACCATCGCGAAGCCTACATTGAAGCCCGCGACAACAACCAACTCAACTTTTAATCCCAACTAATTTATGGCAACACAAAACGACAACGGCATTCGGAGCTTTAGCTTCGCATCCGCGATCACCGCGAACACGCTCGTCAACATATCGGGCGCAAACGCTGCGCAAGCAGCATCAA